AGCTGTGTCTGCTAGAGCCTCGCGCACGTGTTCTAGAGTAGTTACGAACGCCACTCCGTACTTGGCCTTGATGATGTTCGCGACCTTCATTTTTGTCTGGCCAAGCTTCATCGCATTCTCCTTCGGATTATCTTGCTTTAGAAGCATATAAACCTTATTCTGGAGCGTCTGCCAGGCATCTGCGACATCCACTGTATCGAGGATCACACTGGCTCCAGGCGCCTCACCGAGCCAGTAGTCGCCGTCTAGAAGTTCAAAGAAATCGGAAACACGCTCCTTGTCTGCACGGAAGAAGTGACGGCTTGTGTGCAACCTCTCGCTGTACTTATCCAGTAGCTTATGAATAGACTTTTCCTTCTCCTGAGGCAGCTTAACCTTCTTGGCGATCTCAATCTGAAATGGCATCGGTACGCCTGCAGAGAAGAGCTCAGCGGCCTTCTCATTGGGAGAATTTAAGGAGTGGCTTACCAGGAGTAATCCGGGCATAATTGGATTTGACATACAAACGAGATACCCTACATCCGGTAGGAGGGGATTACGATCAGACATTCTATGATTCTTGCTATAAAAAAGAATCATTCAATATTTTGACCTAGTTTACTTAGTGCGTCTGGTTTTGCGAGCCCGTTTAGTTCGCTTTCGTAGCCTTCGTCCACCTTCCATATTATTTCCATTTTCATTGTCGTTATTTACTGGATTATTGACTGCGCAAATCTGTTCTACAGCATTCATTATCCCTGCAAAAGCGGTATCAAGCTGATTCTCAAGAGCATCTGCGGCAGCATTATTGAATTCTGCAGCGCCTCCAGGAACTGGGTTATTTTCACGAACTGCAGCATTTCTTACATCTTCATATTGTCCGTAAAGTAGCGTATATTCAGGCAATACTTCTCTAAGTCTAGCCTCAAGTAATGCAGATCTAGCAAGAAATTCTGGCGTTTCAAGAGTAGCCATCTACTTGGAAAACTGTTTTCTCAATTTGGTATATCGTTCACATACGAGAAAATCTTCTACAATTATCTTGATTTCCTCACCGTGTTCCATTCGCCAAAGAATATCAAGAACTTCATCTTTTGCTTTAATCTCTGACTTGTAAAAAGTTATCCAGTCGTAAATCATTGAATAAAGATCACCATAACTTGTATCTTTTGCCCACGCTATCATAATATCGTGGAATCCGTTATCCATATCTATTCCTTCTTCTTAAACTTCTTAAACCCACCCTTTCCACCCTTACCACCTGCAGCCTTGGCTTTCAGGCCCGCCTCGAATATCTCTCCGGCTTGCTGGGCTGTTAGAGAGTCCAGATCAGTTCCGGCAGGGATATTGACAAACTGAGGCTTGGCTTTCCCTCCATCTGCCTTCATCAAGTAGGGCCCGTATTGCCCAGTACGAATCTGAAAGGGACCGAGTAGTCGAACAGGAGGAGCTGTCGCTTTTTCCTGGAGTTTCTTAATTGCAATTTCCAGAGAATCTCCCGGCGCGGCAGAAACTCGAATGCCTTTCCATTCAAAGTAAGATCCAAACTTCCCAGACTTTTGGAGAATCGGTTCACCTTCCAATTCTCCGAACGCCTCTCCAACTTTTTGCTTTCCAGCATTTTCAATAAAAGCCAGAGCTTCCGATTCCGTGAGAGACTGAAAGGACTTTGACCCAGGCCAGCCGTAGAAGACAGTTTGTTCCTTGGTCTCACCTTCCCGAAGAAGGAGAGGTCCCTTTGCGGAGAGAACGGCCTTGAGGCCATTTCCGAATTCCCGAATCTTTGGATTTGCTTTTCCACCTGATCCGGCTGCCGCCGAAGGAGCCTTCTTCAAAGTGGTTAGCCGATCCTTGTAGGAATTCCAGGTATCTCCCAAAACTTGTTTCCAGGGTTCCTTGCCTTCGGCAATTTGATCGAGTCGCTTTTCCATTGTCGCGGTAAACTCGTAGGCGAAGAGATCTGGAAAGTTCTGGGTAGCAAAGTCGAGAAGAGATCTGCCGAGGGCAGTCGGTACCATTCGGAGTTTCTCGCCTCCCTTTTTCAGCTGGAAAGGCGAGAGTATCGGAGGCCATTGACCTAGAGTTGTCAGACTGTAGGTTTTGGATTCCTTGATTTCTTGAACGATATCTTTCGTTTCAACGTATGCCTTCTCAAGAAGGGTGGAGATCAGAGATGCAAAGGTAGACGGTCTTCCGATCCCCTTCTTTTCCAGCTCGCGAACCAGGCTGGCTTCGGTGTATCGTCCGGGGGGCTTTGATTCCTGGGGTTTGGCCAGAAGTAGTTGCCAATAGACTCTTTGAGTTGGAGCCAGCGCTCCTCCAATTCTCCAAGCCAATTCACTAGCATCTGCATCATTTACTTCGCTATCCTGCGCTTCAGAAATCTTGGCCTCTTTTTCATCAGCGGCCTTCCAGCCGGGGAAGAGAGTGCGTCGCCACTTGGCTAGCCACTCAAAGTCTCCATCGTCTCCTTCTGCCTCAAAGGTTACCAGACGATTCTCACCATTTGCGGAAGCCATAACAGACTGAATGGCTCTGAGCCAGATGAGGTGATAGATCTTCTTGTCTTGTAGTCCCCAGTCCTCGCCTTCCGGGAGTTGGGAATTCTCAAAGTGAGTGGGTCGAATGGCTTCGTGGGCTTCCTGGGCCTTTGGCAACTCTGCAGCTGCAGCTGCAGCCTTCTTGGTCTTTGCTACAGTCGCTGCCGGGGCAGTCTTGATATACGTCGGCCCCCATTTGGCAAGGATCACCTTCTTAGCATTTTCAACTGCTTCTTCGCTCATTGTCTCTTGGTCCGTTCGCATATACGTTATGTGTCCAGCTTCATAGAGTTTCTGAGCAATTTGCATTGTCTTCTTTGGATTGCAGTGATACAGATTGCTTGCTTGCTGCTGAAGTGTGCTCGTCATTAGTGCAAGAGGTGCAGATTCAGTCCAGGGCTTTGTTTCAGCCTTCTTGACAATTCCGACCTTACTGTCCTTGTGATTTTCCAGATAGTTTTGAGCAGATTCTTCGTCGCTAAGCGACTCTGTCATTACGGCTGGCCATTTTTGACCAGAGGTAGCTTTCTCGTTGGTGGACCACTCTCCACTAATGATCCAAGATCCTTCGCTCTTGAAGGTCTCAATGACACGTTCACGCTCAACAACTAGTCGGAGAGCAGGGGTTTGACACCTACCGGCGGAAAGCGCAGGTCCTACATACGACCAGAGCAGAGGTGAAATTGTGAATCCGACCATCATATCAAGCATTGCGCGAGCCTGCTGTGAATTTACTCGATTCATATCGATTGTCCTGGGATTTGATACAGCGTCTAGAACAGCGTTCCGAGTGATCTCACGAAAGGCAGCACGAGGATTCGTTGCGATATTTAGTTTCAGTAGGACTGCGACTGAGTATGCAATGGCTTCACCTTCACGGTCATCGTCTGCACATAGAACAACCGAGGTTGCACCCTTGGCAGCATCGGTAAGCTGCTTAATGGCCTTGGCCTTCTCCTTGATAAACTCATAGGTTGGCTCAAAGTTATTGTTAATTCCTACAGCATCAATATCGTGAGCCAGTGCTCGGATGTGTCCCATCGATGCGATAACAGTATTACCGGGTCCTAAGAACCCTTGAATCTTCTGGCATTTTGCAGGAGATTCAACTATAATGAGCCGCATTAGTGTACGGATATAATGTGCAAGCTGCCATTCATTTTTTGGACAATTTCGCAGCATACGGTAGAGTAGAAAGATGAATTTCTTTCTTGTCTATTTAGTGTGTACAGTAGTCATAATTCTCTTTTTATTCAAAACGTATCGTGTGAATAATGATATTTGCATACTGCTAACGACTACGGTATCTGTCAAGAAAGATATGAGGTTTATTGCGCAAAGTGATAAGGATGAACGAGTTCAGACCTATTTGAAATCCATTCGTCAATGGCTAGAGAAAACAGACTATAAAGTGGTTGTAGTTGAAAACTCGGGTTATGTGTTTGAAGAGTTAAGAAAAGAAAAGATTCAGTACAAGGATCGCTTTGAAATAATCACCTTCAATGAAGAGACATTAAAAGGAGCAGAATATCTCAAGGAAATAAAAAACAAAGGTGATCACGAAGTCTTTGCAATTCAGTATGCGTACGAAAACAGTAAACTTTTACACGACTCTGATTTCATTATTAAAATCACAGGAAGATACTATGTTCCTGGTTTGCAGCCCTATTTACAACGCACATATCTGAAGCAGTATCACGCGATCAGCCAGTATGATTCAGATCGCTGTGAGCTTATTGGCTGCAGTAATGAAGCATTTCCGATGATGTTTGATTTGAATATGGAAGATGAAAAAGGATACAATCCGCAGGCTGAAAGTGTGTACAAGTACCGTATGACGAAAAAAATAGAGTCAAAGGAACTCTTAGTGCTTCCTGCATTTGTAATTGAGCCGACAAAGAGGGGAGGTGTTGCAGAAGTTTTTACAGTACTCTAATCTTGCGGAACCGCCTTGTTTTCTTACTAGTTTTACGATGTTTACTGTGTTTACGGTGTTTACTGTGTTTACGGTGTTTACTGTGTTTACGACTCTTTCTGCGACCCCCTGGCATAGGTGTACTAGGAACATCATCATTAAAACTAAATCCAGCAAATTCTTTTCCTAGTTTGCTTTGTTCTTCCATATCTTGCGCAAGGGCTTGCTGCTGTTTCCCTTGTCTTTCCATTTGTTCAAATATTTCTTTCATATTTTGTTTGTATGAATCATTTTCTGATTGTGCAGTAGCTACTTGTTCTGGTTGGCCTTTTAGTTGTCTTTCAAATTCAGCAGCAATTTCTTTAGCATTCACTTCATTGCGCGCTGCTTGATTTAATGCTTTTCTAACTGATTCGGGCACATTAACAAAATTTTTATCTTTAGAATTTTCTTTTACGATTAAAGAACTTTTAAGAGGACGTGATCCACTCATCTAAAATTGACTTAGATTATTTACTATTGGCCATTACAATGACTAATAGCAAACAATATTGTGAGTACTGCAATCAGCGGTGGAACCCTACAGATCATAAGGACTGTCGTATGATGCACAGACCAACACGGATAAATACATACTTGAGAATGTTCGTTGGGTCAACCCGAATCTCTACAGTTCGTATTGAGTCAGACAATACTCTTAGGGAAATAGCTCCGCTCGGCGACTTGTACAAAAATGAGGAAGAATGGAGGAAGAAGTATGAGGATAAGGGAGTTGTAGAGATTAAGAAAGAAACTCGAACGATGCCTTAAACTGCTTAATCAGATTTACCCTAGACTAGACTAGATGGAGCGACCGAATACGTCATCTGAAGGATCTCTTTATGAGCTTGTCGCTAGAGGTCAAAAAGATGTCTTTTTTTTAAATAAAAAGGAGGATGCACTCGTGCCGTTTTCCTATACAATGGGTACGTGGCCGGCGACGATTAATGAGACTCGTCAGACACAGGCTCTAAATGCAGTGGACTTTGGCAGATCAGTCGAGTGGGAATTTGAGGTCTTCGGAGATGTTCTGAAATCGGTTGCCTTGACGGTCGAACTTCCTACGTGGCTGCCGATCTATTATGCAAATCTGAATAGGACTACGACGATTCGGGATGCAAGTGGCGCTTCGTATGGGTACTGCCAAGGTGTCGGTGCATTTCTGTTTGAGTCAATACAGTTCTATCAAGATCAGCTACTTCTTCAGGAGTTTTCAGGAGACTTCTTGTATGCGTGGACACACTTGCAGGGAACACTAAATCAAGAGGCTCTGGCTCTAAAAGAGTTCGGTGCTCACAACGGAACTGTTTTAGATATACAACACAATGCAACTCCGAATACACTCTATTTGAGGCTTCCTTTTATCGGTGCATCACATCCTGACGATGGAGGATTGCCTTTTGTTGCACTTCCGGCTCAGAAGTACAGAGTTCGTTGCAAGCTCCGTAAACTTGAAGATTTAGTTGAGAGTTCAGATTCGCAGGTTAAACCAACTCCTTGGACGCGAACTGACTTAGTCTGTAGGGATGTCAATAACAATGCGTTTTCTGTAGTACCTTTATCTCGTCAGATAATTGGTAAGCCTGTTATCACACTTGAGACAATACAGCAGTATGTACGTCAAGATTTACAGAATGAATTAAAAAAGAAAGAGATTCAAATTCCTTTTATAAGACCATTTGAAAATGTACTGACACTCGATCCGAATGATTATGTGTCTGTTGGAAATGGAGGGACTTCTTACGTCACCAAGCGTATCGATGGACGTCATCCATCAGAAGGTCTACTAGTATTCTTTCAGTCGCAATATGATGTCGATAGAAATCGCCTGTGGTCTCTAAAGAATCCTTTCAATCAGGGTCCTTTTTACAATTCAATGAAGCTTATTATTGCAGGTAAGGATCGCGAGACAGAATGGCCAGCAGATGTCTGGGAGAATATTTCGCCTGGAACAAAATGTGAAAAGACTTCAGGTCTAAATCTTTCTTGGCTTTCAGTTTCGTACGGTCCTTGCTTTGGCTATAGAGCACCTGAAATAAGGCAACCCTCTGGAACGATTAACTTTACGAAGGCTGATCGACCGACTCTGTATATGGATATCATTGATACACTGCCTTCTTCAGTATCTGGTCAAAAAAGGACCTATGTTCGCGCGATAACAATTGGTTGGGGTCTTTATATTGTTTCAGAGGGTCGTGGATCTTTACGATTTGCTAATTAATCCTGACGGCGGCGACGACGAGCCTTAGGCTTTACTTCATCAATCTTGGAAACAGAAACAGTTTCTACAACTAGATCCTCAGTAGGCTCAATCTCCTCGGTATCTACATCATCTGCTAGCTCGTTAACAACTTCCATAGGGACGTTTCCCTCATCATCAGCAAGCTCACCATTTGTAGCGACATCCTGAGCGTCTTCCTGTTCCTCTTCCTGTTCCTCACACTCACATCCACCAGCTTCACACTCACCTTCCTCGCACTCACACTCCTCCTCTTCCTGCTCCTCTTCCTGCTCCTCCTGCTCCTCCTGCTCCTCCTCAAGCTCCTCCTCAAGCTCCTCTTCCTCGTCATCTACAATGGCACGAAGGGCAAAGTGATCATTAATAAGTACGATACAGCGCCAGATCTGGTAGGAGACCATATACAAGCAGAATATGATATTGAGGGCTACAAATGGCTGATTGGCAAGAACGGCAACAAGCTGGAAACTCGTTAGAAGTACAAAGATCTTAGTATGAAACTTGATCATATGATGAGCCTCCTCAACATTCTTGGGAGGATCATCCTCAGTAGGGATCAGATACTCCATTGAACTCATCTTATCCTGAATGCCTGAAAAAAAGCGGCTACTTGCATTCAAATTTAGCCCCACTCAAAAAATTGAGCGTTAGCCTTGGTCTACTCGACAGTATGGCTTCTGATCCGACATACCGTTTGGAGATCGTCGTACTTCCTGAAGGTGCAGAGTTTTATCCTGCGATTGGAACAGTTGAGAATCTGCTCGCTGATAATGCAGGATATGATGTCCGGATTGTTGCTAAGCAGTCCCCAACACCTGTAGCACTACTAGCACCTCTTGGAATTAAGGCCCGAATGATCAAGCGTACCCTTCTTCCTAATGGTGATACCTTTGAGGAGGGGTCTCACTATACTCTGGAACCCCGGTCATCCATCTTCAAGACTGGATTTATGATGGCAAATAGTCGTGGAATTATTGACAAGAGTTATCGGGGTGAACTCAAGGCGCCGATTGTATCAGTAGGATCGCATCTAATGAGTGTAGATGCTGGGACTCGACTCTTTCAGATTCTTGCACCTAATCTGGGTTGGATTCGGCAGGTGGTCTACGTAGATAGCCTGGATGAGACTGAGCGCGGATCTGGCGGATTTGGAAGCACGGGTACCAAGTAGATGGACATCAGTTCCAAAGATAGTTATGGAACAAAGATACCAAGAGGACAAGCAACAACACTACTAGATTTAGTGAGTCGTGATGATCAAGACGGGCTTTTTTTTCCATTAACGACAAGTATCACTCGGTTTTATCGTGGAGAGTTGAAGCAAACCATTCCGTTTTCTTCAGTCTTGCGTGAATTCACATTTCTTGGGCCTGCTGAGCTTGGTCAGAGATTTACGTTTGAAATCAATAGTTTGGATTGTGGAGATTTACTACAGGGTCTCTTTATTCAAGTACAGATGCCATCTTGGTTTACTGGACTTGAGCAACTGTTGATATCAAGCAATCGGTATCAGTATACGAATCCTTCAGATGTGTGGACGTATATTAATTCATTAGGAACCTCATTACTTGAAGAAGCAACTCTCGAGGTAGATGATCAGGTTCTTGAGCGCATTACAGGTGATGCGTGCGCAGTGGTCTCAGTCTTATTTCCAGAATTGAATACGCAAGTTGGAGGCGCATCTGCAGAAGGTCGTTATTCAATTGCAGATATCAAAGCTATGCCTCCAACACGTATCTTTACTACGGAAGATGGATGGATTACGCTTCCTCTTGCCTTTTCATTAATGCGTGAACGTCTTCAGGAGACTTTTCCACTTCTTGCGTGTCGTGATGGAACTATTCGGGTGAGGGTTACTCTTAAGAGATTTGATCAGATTGTACGGATTGCGTCAGGTGCAAGAGCCTCGTGTACTGATACGCCTATGAATAAGACATTTAGATTTTTTGATACAGGAATTATTGGTCGTCCAATAAGAGAAGTTATAACTGCCCAGTATCCTCCAGATTTACGGAATATCCAACTTCTAACCTATGGTGTTCTGGTAGATGGACCGTATCGTGATAGCTTGTTGCATAAGCCATTTGAGCGTGGATACAGAGAAATTCAGCAATTTGACTTTACTGAGCCGATGAAATATGTTCTAAATAAGACGGGTAGTGATACAATTACCATTCAGCTTCCGCTTGAAGCTAATTCACCTGTTGAAGAGATCCTCTGGGTCTTGAGACGAAAGGCGGCCATTATACTCAACAATGACTGGACGAACTTTAGTGCAACTCTCGAAAAAGATTATAATCCGACCTTTGCTCCACTTGTTCCTCTACTGTCGAAAGCAAAGATACAGGCGAATGGAATCGATATTATTAGCAAGGATGAAGAGTGGTTTCGGTCTCATATTAGCCGTGCACACAAAGGGGGCAAGGTATCCTATGATGCATTTGTGTATGGCTACTCATTTGCTGCTCGCCCATCAGAGCATAATCCGAGTGGTTCAATGAATGCAAGTCGTCTTAGTTCTTTACGGTTAACACTGGAAGTAAAGCCGCCTGGAGGTGTAGATGATACGGAGTGGTCAGTTCACGTGTTTGTCTTTGGATTCCAGTGGCTTCGCTTTGAAAATGGAATCTGCAATAAGATGTTTATTGACTAACCTTCAACCAAGGGTACTTTAATAAATAATCGGTTATTTCGAAAATGTTCTTCAATAGCCGTTTGTGGTAGCCATACCTTCTTTTTATTAACAATCGCACAATACATACTTCTATCTTCCATATCGCTTAATTCGCCTAATATACGATTTCCAGCAGAAATTCCTCCATCAATTCCTACTGCTCTACAGGAACAATATTTGAAATCGTGTACATGTTTACTTTCGATTGTTTCTAAGCATTTCTTACAGAAGATTGCGTGTCTTGTTTGTGTATATCGTAGGCCGCCATAGACTATGGAAGGCATATACCTATCAATAAGATATATTTTTTGATTTTTACCGCTGATCTAATGCTTAATGGTCTAAAAAATTGAATATCATACACTATTTCAATCAAGTATACTTTACTAAAGATGGCAGCAGGCAACTCGGAGTTTACTGCTGATTTCTTCAATGAGTCATCCAAGGCGTGGCTCTTAAATAAGGTCAAGGTGGGAGAGCAGTACCGCTACAAGTGTGAGGGAACCTGCTTATCTGGCAAAAAGTGTAGACACAATGCTGCACAGAACAGTTCTAGGCCTCTACCTTCGATTCATACGTGCAAGCAGCATATGAAGCAGGCAACGTTTTACAAGCCCTATCAGATCATAACTCGATCTAGAGCGGTTAGCCCGGCCGTCTAAATCCTGTGCGGCAAGTAAGGAGAAATGGTCGCGAGCCTATTGAAAGTGATTTCTACAGGCATTCAGGATGAACGGCTTCAACCGCCAAAGGATCAGCCAAGTTTAGACTCTTTTCAGACGGTCTTTATCAAGGCGGGGCGTTATGGAACACAGTGGGTTAAAATAGATTTTGACACATTGCCAAACTTTGGAACGACTGCAGTTGCGCGACTTCCAGTTTATGGCGAGTTGGTTGCTAGAGTCTACTTGGTGACTCAGATGCCAGATATCTCAACACCACAGCTGACGGCAAAGGCTGCAGCAGTCAGAGCAGGTAGAGCGTTTGCAGGACCTTACTTTAGCTGGACGAATAGTCTGGGGCACGCACTTATCAACGAAGCAAGTCTTTTTATTGGTGGCTCATTGATTGATGCAATTCCAGGGAATCTGATGGAAGTCTTAGATGAGTTTCAGACGCCGCTCGAAAAGACAGTGGAGGCAAACAGACAGCTTTGCCGAGCAGATAATGGATTTAATCAGCAAAGTTTCGGTGTCAATACAGTATCTCAGAAAGTGGTGACGCCGTTGCCTTTCTGGTTTACGAAAGATGATCCTGCATTAGCCTTGCCGATTGATGCATTGAACGTAGATGAAGTTCGAATCAATATCTCGTACAACCCAGTCTCGGCACTCTATTATACAAATTCTCGCATTCAGAATCTGAATTCAACCTATAATAATACTGTTATCCCTGCGATCGTTACAAATGGTGTTAATCCTCAGGCAAATACAGCAATTGCAGGAGGAAATCTGTGGCCTCTTGAAGCTGCTAAATTCTATCAGGCCAATCCGAGTGGCTACTTACTCAATGGACTTGATCCGTTGAGCAACAATCCACCTCTTGTTTCCGAAATTCCTGGCATCTCGATACCGTCTCCGTTAAGCATAACAGATGCATATTTACTTGTTGAATACATCAATTTGGATAAGCCTGAGGCAAATCGATTCCGTATTGCTGACATTCAGACACCGATTGTGCAGCATTATGCTTTTGATCCGGCTGATAATCAATCCAATACATTCTTGAGAACCTATTTATTTGTTCCGAATCCTACACGAGATCTCTTTTTTTACTGCAATCGCTATGAAGCACCATCCTATAATGCACCCTTTTTGGCAACACGCGATCTGAGTAATTCACTGTTTCCGAATGGGCCTTGGTGGCCTGATGCGAGCGGTTTGGGTGAGAGATTCTATGGATCTTCTGTGAGATCTGGATTTTCAACGAGAGATTCAGAGCCAATTCGCTGGCTAGCACTAACCTATGAGGAAACTTTGACAAGATATAGTACTGAAAATGTAGCACTCTTTCGATCTATGATACCTGCCATTGAGCAGCGAAAGGCGCCGTGGGTCAATCGCTATTATTATCATTTGCCATTTAGCTTGCAGAGTGGAATGCGCCCGATTTCATTACCTGCAGGCGAGGCGAATCTGGACAAGATTCAGCACGCTCAGCTAAGTCTAGGCTTTCACGGTCAGACACAGAATATCAATGATGACTTTACGAATCGCTTTATAACGTATATCTTTGCCCAGACGTACAATATATTGCGTATTTACGGAGGTCGTGCAACTACACTCTTCGCATATTAATCCAAATAAAATTGAAGTATTTATACAGTGTCAGTACAGCATACTCAATCCAAAATGTCTGAGACGATTATTCGTGCAGAGACTTTGGAGCGCCTCTTTCTGCGAGAGATCAAGTCGCGCCCTGGCTACAAGCAGAGCGATCTGGCAATCTACAAGACACTAAAGCCAGACTGGAATGAGCTTTGTGGCAATGATCTCAAGTACTGGGCTAATCTTGCGATCAAGACTTACAATCTCAAGGTGCAACACGGTGATATTCTTTGGTGGCTACACGCTCAAACCTACAGGAATGAAGGTCTTCTGTTCTGGCACGAGGATCAGGGTGTGGTGTTTCCTTATACTGAAATCGATGATTATGGATCGGTTCCTCCTTGCTTTCGTGTGGGGTCTGAGTTTCTTCCTGAGTTCTGGTTTCCTAGTAATTACGGATGCAAGGTAGATCATAACTCGATTGTCTTTCTGGAGGAGTCTCTTGTTCAAGAGATTAAGGATAAACTGCAGGAGTCAAAGAAGGGTAAACCCTGTACGTGTAAGATTGAGATTCAAGGTAAGACATACAAGGTTTCAGTCCAAGATAAGGATAGGATTAATGAGTTCTTTACATATGACAACGGATGCTTCTACCAGGACTGGTAAACTTAATAAAAAAAGTGAACAAAAATTGAACGGCTTTATCCACTAGTTTTTCAGTATACCCAGAATGTCGTCTACTTATTCTCCTTGCTCGCTTGAACTTGTTATGATTAAGGATACTAAGAACAAGAAGGAGGATGACAGTGTTAAGGTTCGTTTGAATCTTGACCTCAATGAGTATGAGATTACGCTGCGCGACCAGAATGCCGGCAGCGAGATTGCTCATCGTATTGAGATGTCCACAAAGGAGAAGGTGATGGACTATCTCTATCTCGTTCTCAAGAGCATTTGCCTAGATGAGGATGGATATGAGAATATCCAGGTCAATACTCCGCTGATGCCGCGTGTCTTCTTCTCAGTTAAGTCCCTCAAGGATCTCTATTACCGCGAGCACGTGCATGAAATTCTTCGCACAGGCCTTGATCTACTGGAGGACACTATCCGTCTTCCTTCGAAGGTATCTGCTGACTCCTATGCGACTCCTCAGCGCTCTGCGTCTGCAGCGGTTGCAGCGCCAGCACCGCCAGCAGGTCCGCGCCGCTCGACTCGCCTTTCCAACACGGAAATGGATGAGACAAATGATCAGAATGATCGGTACTTTAGCCATATGATCAACAACCAGCGACACGGCTTCTTCGATCACAATGCGTAGAGATTCTCCAACCTACAAACAATTAAAAAATTATTCATCTTTTTTACTGTTTTCAGAATCACCATCGTGTGCTCCTAATAATGTTATTCCTGCAAGTGAAAGAGCAAGGCCTATGCATTGCATTGTATTCAGAGATTCACCAAAGAAATAGACACCAATGAGAGAAACAAGAATATCACTGATAACATCCCATAGAACATTTAGAACAGTCATTGAACCGAAGCTTAGGCCAATGTAGAACATTACAGATTGAAATCCATACGCAATAAAGGCAAAAGGAAAAACCCAAATTCCTTCTAGCATTCCAATTTTTTTTGATTTGAGTAGTGTAAATACAATTGCGTCAATCACCGACATATAGAGAGCAAATCCGTATTTAACTAAATTCATTTTCTGTCTAAAGACTAATAAGATAAAAAAGGAATAGAAAAACCGGTATGTTAATTCCCTTTTCGAATTGCTGCGTTGCAATGTTACATTATGGAAAGATTCCTAGGGGGATTCTTCACATTGGTGCTCACGAGTGTGAGGAGCTAGAGGCTTATGAAAATGAAGGTATTGAGAGATCAAAGGTATACTGGGTGGATGCAATTCAGGAGAAGGTTGATCAGATGAATACAAAGGGCATTCCAAATGTAGTCTGCGCTGCTCTAGATAAGGAAGAAAAAGAAGTGGAGTTTCATATTACGAACAATGGACAGTCATCTAGTCTTCTGCCTCTCGGCACTCACAAATCACATTACCCTCATATTTACGTAAGTGAAAACAGGAAGGTAATGACACAAACAGGTAGGAATTATATTGAGAAAAATCAAGTTCCGATTCAGGAGTGTAATTTTTGGAACCTTGATATACAGGGAAAGGAATTAGATGTTTTAAAAAGTATGGGGGAATATATTAATTATGCAGATGCGATCTATACGGAAGTTAACACGGCACAGGTGTATCAGGGATGCAGTGAGTTATCTGAGGTGGACTTGTTTTTACAAAATCACGGACTAAGTCGCGTTCAGATATCGATGACGGGTGCAAATTGGGGTGATGCACTTTATATCCGCGAGAATTAGATCTGAGTATTGTAGAACGTAAATAAAATGGTAGCCGTAATGCACTAAGAATGGAACATAGACTATAAATTCTATTTTTCATTTTAAACGTTATTTCTTACTATCTACTAGTATTTAGACGCAAAAATTGATCGCAATCAAAGCCTTTCAAAAAGTATGATAACGTACAATGCCTTCCAAGAATTTAAAAGACAAATACCTTCCTATAATTTCATCAAAGTGGGTAAACAATGAAAGTTATGATTCCTTAATGTCTGTAATTTGGCAATACGTGGATGAAGTTCTTGAGAGTAAGGATCTTATTCCCAATAAGAATCCTCACTTTGGACTAAAGCTTGCAAATGATTTTGAGCAGGAAGTCTATGATTATCTTTACTTGCTTAAGAAGGGTAATTGGACTAGAAGGCGTGCTGCAGATGAGAACTATAAACTCCATTGGTTAGAGTATGAGGTGCAGTTTCTTGCATTCTATGAGGTTCGTAAGAGACTCTATGGCCTCATCGATCTTTGGATTACAGAGGAATTTGAGAATAAAAAGGTGCTCAAGAAAGACGGACTTGCAGGCCTTGCTCACGATGGTCAGAATGTCCACACACAGGCCGTTGTAAATCAGACAAATGATGGCATTACAATTATTCGCAAAACACTTATCCCAAAGGGTCAGAAGACTCTAGATGAGATCTTTAATGCCTGGATAAGTCAATTTCCTGAGTGCATTGAGCTTATTTCACCGGTCTTTGAAGATATGCAAAAGTGGGGTAATTGCCGAACGGTTATTAAGAAGGGAGACTTTGAGTATCAAAAGACTTTACGAGGAATCTGGGCAAAGATCAAGACGTATGAGGGACACATTCGTCTTGAGCTTACAAAGCGACTATGGGAGGAGTGTTATGAGTCTGTTGGAATGTGCGCACAGGGCCATCTGAGCCGTCTGGCCAATGTACTCGTTGGATTTGATGAGACGATTAAGCCACCGTCATCGACAAAGCAGTACTTTCAGGAGAAGATTGCGAGCTTGTCCATTAAGAATTTACCAACTGAAGAAAAAATCAGGCTTGCAACGGAATTGATGGATGAGGTTGAGTTGCCGCAGGATGAGAGGGCGCCTTGGCTTGAGGCGTTTTAATCATAAAGTAAAAGCTACAGGATACTCAGGCATCGATACCAAATGCATCGCAGATTCTCTTAAAGCAAACATCATCAGAAAGTGTTTCAGAAACAAACTCCCAGGGCTTATACTGGTTCAGATTTTCAATAAACCCATCAAACTCACGACAGAATTCTTCTTGAGATGAAACAATGTGGCCACACCGTGCATCCCAATAGGAAGCCGTTATTGCATTTAATGGCTGTGAATATCCGTCATAACACCACTGACCCTTAGCAAATTCTTCCTTCATAGTCTTTACTGAATAGATATAGACAGGAGTGTTGGATGCCATACACTCCTGAAGAGCAAATCCTTGTGATTCGTGAGTGCCAATCCAAACAACGAATCTACACGTAGTAAGAGCTCTACAATAGTCATCTAACTTATAGGATCCATATGCAAAGATTTGAAAACGAAGGCCTTTCATCTGCAGAAATTCAGTTGCAAACTGTAAGAGTGCAGGGTCGCGATTCTTAAAATATACAATGCAGTCAAGTTCATACTTGCTCTTTTCTAGACGAGGTGGTATATTGACACCAAAGGGTAAAGGGACAAAAGGTATGGCAGATGCCGAAATATCCATAAACTCGTGATACAATGTCTGAACCCAAGGCGATAAACAAGTAAAGATACAGCGATTTCCGTGCTCAGGGCGCGCCTCAGAAAACATAGGATGGCTAGGAGTTGGAAACACCCAGAACTGCGGTCCATATAAAATTTTTGAGTTTGGAAATCGATCAGGATTGAACCAGTGTCCAGGCGACCAGACAAGGTCAAACCCTCTATCAGGGCAATTTTGATCTCCTGCACGAAGATATTCATATCCTCGTTTAGCACAGAGTCTCTGAAAAAATTCTTCATTCCGTGGATGAGAAGATCCAATCTGTAAAATCTTCATTCTATTCTATGCTACTACGTACTACTTAGGTAGATACTCATTAAAAATATTCATAACATAAGAAGGTGTATACTTCTTATAACCATTATTACTTACATCCTTGTTATGCTTTGGCCACTGAGTAACAATTTCATACAGCTCATCGTAGTTCGTATGCTTAATCATATCATCTCCGAGAATCATCAGATGCGCTCTGCTATGTTCTTCAGCACGACCAATAATTGGTTTATCGCAGAGTGAGAATTCGGCACACGCAAGGCCAAATGTCTCACCTCCATTTCGACCATAAAGCATAGCATTACAAGTGTTAATGAATTTTCTCTTGTAGATCAAATCACTTGTTCCAGGAAGAAACTTGATATGATCGGATGAAGGACCAAATGGATCAATATACATAAAAATAAAATAGACATTAGAAAATGCAGGATCTGAACCAACAGTCTCAACTACCTTTCGTACATAGTCAATATCAAAGCATTCCTTTCCTGAATAAGTTCCAAATACGATTGCATCTTTAGGGATACCTAGGGATTCACGTAAATCGCCTTCAGCCTCTTCAATCGTGGCCATATACGGGATAACAGGTACATTTGTTTCGCATATATCATTTAAAAATTCGTGTAGTGCACAATAGACATTACCGTGTGGCTGTAATGTGGTAAATACACAATGAATAATATTATAACAATTACGAGGCATAATGTTGTCCCAGCTTCCTGCTTTTTCAATAAAAGTTGCTTGAACATTCTCATTGGCTATGATCCTTTCAATATCAGATTCCTGTTCGTAGTAAAAAATCTTGAAGCGTTTGTTGAACTTCGTGTAAGCATCAGGATGAATAAAGAGTGAATTTTGTGCAAAAAGGTAGTCATAACTACGAGTAATAATAATAGATTCATTATTCAGATATTTTTCATTATAATCTGCATAATTGTAGAGTGCAATTTCAGTTCCTCTAAGTGTTAATTTATTAGAAATAAAAGCAACCTTCATTCTACTTAAACTTTATCTATAGCTTTTAAGCAGAATGCGCATATACTTTAATGCATTTTGGTCAGGATTCTTTGAAAAAACTAATGGGAATCACGTTGATTTCTTTTTGGATCTTTGCACTAAGATTTTTAAGACAGAGTGTACAATTGGTACTCTAGAAGATAGTGAGATTCTACTTGAAACTATTTATAGAGATTCAGTTCTTAAAGCAAAAAAATGGCAGTTCAGTATCTTATACTCAGGTGAGTCTCGTATTCACCCTAATACAGATGAATATACGATTGTACTTCACGGAATGAGAAATCATAAGAATATTGTAAACTGTCCTCTCTTTGTTTCATATCTGTATTGTAATAACTATACAGATCGGCTCAAGCAGCCTTTACCTGATACGGTAGCAATGCCTCGTAATGAAGTCCTTGCGATTATTTCAAATCCAAATGGTGAAATAAGAAATAAATTCTTACAAATGGTTGAATCAACAGGAATTAAGGTGACTTATGCAGGCCACTACAGAAATAATATTGGTGGAACTTTGCAGCACGAATACAAGACAAAAGAGTTTCTTGAGTATGTATCTCAGTTCAAGTTTATTGTATCAATGGAAAACTCACGCGAGGATACTTACATAACTGAAAAGATTTGCCACGGGCTTCTTGCAAATACGGTTCCTGTTTATTGGGGTAGCCCTCGCGTTACTGATTATTTTAATAAAGATCGATTTTTTAATTTGGAATCTGATTCAATAGAAGAAATGGGATCAATTATTAATATTATGCTTGAATGCATTATGGATGATACTAAATATAATCATATTCGATCTCAGCCAGTGTATGCTAATAATGAGCACTGGAGAACAATCGATGAAATTGCAAAGGATTGTCGTGTACTGCTTGAAAATAAAGATATGTTTTCACCTATAAATAAGATACATTTTATCTGCTCACCTGAATTTGAGCCTGCTCGGTATCAGTTTTTAAATAATTGGATCACTCAACTTAATATAAATCGCGACAAAGTAAAATTCTTCTGTCCAACCTATAAGCATACAATAACTGATGAAATGATGAGGAAGTATGTGCATACTCCTTATACTATGATATTTCCTGGCACTAGTAGAAGTGTTTTAAGAAAAGCTGACTTATCATTAACACTCAATTACATTGAAACTCTAAAAGATATTGAAAAGAATTTTCTTGATGGAATGTTTTGCATATTTGAAAGTGATGTTGACTTACTTCCTAATCATTTAGATGTGGGTGATCTATTTACTAAATTAAAAGAAAACTGGGGTTCTTGGGATTTGGTACATTATGGCAGTACTGGAGAAGATGCAGTCCAAATGTGGAATCTTGGATATACAGAAGATTTTACGCAACCTGGTGATAAGGTGAGACTTGAAAGACAGTGGAGCACTCGTTCAACGGATACGCTTGTTATTTCAATTGAAGGCCTTATTAAGCAATTACACTGGTTCAATACAAATGTAGATTATTGCACACCAATTGACTACTTATTTTGTCATATGTTTAAAACATTTCCAAGTTTTAAATTTTATTGGTCAGATCCAGCATACTTCTTTCAAAGGAGTAATAAGTTATTAGAAAAGTCAAATATAAAAGAAGATAATGAGCAATTTGTTCAATTTAATTGAGCAAGTGTAAATTCTGTATTTGGTTTGTATCTAAATCCATAGTATTTAGATTCAGGATTTGTTAGAATCTCCTCCAATGGACACTCATAAAAGTAATGCCCAGGATTTGTTGTAAAATGCCTTATATTTCTGTAAAATGGATACGATGTATTAATATGAACTAAAGGATAAATACGATGGCACGGGACTCCGTTGCTTATCAGAACTTTTTGTAGCTCGTGTGTAATCTTTCCTTCGCTTTTCATTTTAGAAAGTGTTAATACAAAGGTATCTACAAAATTCCCAGGAAAATAATGAAAATTGTCGTCTTGATGTGTCAATGTGCAGAGTGTTTCTGGCAAATATAGTTCTGTTATGTTTTGCAGCATATATTCATCAAAGCGAGTAAGCATAATACGATCATATACAAAACCATGTTCATTCTGATATTCACTTACAAGAACTGCTGAATTAATAATGATATCGAAGATATTTGTCCAATTTCCAGGCATTATATTTGAATTATAAAGTGTTTGCTTGACAGAAACGGGCTTCATTAATTCTACAAATTCATTTAATTTACTTGAGGAATATGTATTAAAAAAGATATCAACAGTATGTCCTTGTTCTCTTAGAGGGTTAATAATATTCTTATAAAATGAGTCAATTGTGTGTGAAAAATCAATCGTGTATCCGCTCATATTACCACGATTATCAAAGGTATAATCTTCTAAAAAGCTAATTCCACGCAAACAGAGAGCATACCTCATTGTATACTAGTTTATAGTTAATAGCCTTTAAAGCGTAAAAAAAGGTAATATCTAAGATAGCCACTTGTAGAATGCGATTTTTTCTTGGACCGATGAGCCAAAATATAGTTGACGTTGTTCTTGAGATTGCGGAAGGGTCAGATAAGGAGTGGACATTTATTCCGAGTCGTCGCCAGATTGAGTATACCGGCGGGTATGTGAATAATTGGACTACCAAGGAATTTACAGAGTATATTCACTCTAAAAACTTTACCAACGTTTTGATTGAACGTGATCATGGCGGGCCAGGACAGGGTCTAGAGGATGACGATGGATTTCAATCATTATCTGAAGATTTGAAGTACTTTAATCTAATTCACATTGACCCTTGGAAGAAATATCCGTTATATGAAGACGCGCTTGCCTGGACTATTAAGATGATACAATTCTGCTGTGCTGAAAATAATACTGTGCTCTTTGAAGTTGGAACTGAAGAGGGAATCCGTCCAATTTCAACAACTGAGCTTGAAAGATTTCTAATAGATCTTGAATCTAGACTTACATCTGAGCAATTTAGACGTATCAAGTATGTTGTTATTCAATGTGGAACAAAGCTATTAGAAAAGACTAACACCGGCGACTTTGATGCAGATAAACTAACTGAAATGCTAGCGATTGTAAAGAGATTTGGTTTTATTGCAAAGGAACATAATGGAGACTGGGTTTCAAAACAGACTATTGTAGAAAAAGAGGCACTAGGTCTACAGAATCTGAATATTGCACCACAACTCGGTGAGATTGAGACTCGCGTCTGCCTGAATGCATTTAAGGAAAACCCTGATCATTATGACAAATTCTTTCAGATTTGTCATTCTTCAGGAAAGTGGAAGAAGTGGGTTTCTTCTAATTTTGATCCATATGAAGATAAAGATCTATTAATCTTAATTTGTGGACATTATGTATTTAGTAACTCAGAGTTTATTGAAATTAAGAAAGAATATCCAAATTTAGATACTATAGTCAAATCAACTCTTAGACAATTCATAGAAAACTTATAATATCTAAAGATCCAAATGGATACTTGAGTATATGTCAGCACCCAAAACAGTCTTTTGTGATATCGATGGTACACTAGTACCTCATACAGGAGATATAACAAAGAACTTCTCAGATTTGAGTGGACCTTTACCTAGCGTTTTAAATACTATTCGTAGTTGGGATCGTGCAAATTACCGTATCATTCTGACAACAGGTCGCAAAGAGTCAACTAGAGCAGCAACAGAAGCACAATTGAAGAATTATGGAATTGTATACGATGATCTCTTAATGGGACTTCCTAATGGTGATCGTGTAGTACTAAATGATAGGAAGACCAAAGGTACTAGGAATACTGCCTATGCTGTGAATCTTGTTAGAAACCAGGGTCTAGAAAATGTTGATCTTGCATCAAAGAGTATAACAATTCCTGATCGCTTTCTCTTTACAAAGAATGAGAAGCCGTGGGGATATGAAGAACTTGTAGAATGCAATGATAAGTATGTAGTAAAGAAGCTCTTTATGAAGAAGGGACACAAGTGCAGCATTCAGTATCACGAGCTCAAGAAGGAAACTATTGTCGTACTGACTGGCAGTCTACTTATTTCTATTGGAACAAGTCTTGAGGATCTAACAAGCAAGGTCTATGTTCCTGGGGAGACAATCACAATCGAACCTTACACCGTTCACAGAATGGAAGCGGTGGAAGATTGTTTATATATGGAGACATCTACAAACGAGTTATGGGATGTAGTACGTCTTGAAGATGCATATGGAAGGGCAACTAAGAATGTATAAATAAATTAAACTTACCAAAGTAATATAAGAACTTGCTTAGTGGCTCTTCATATAATGATGACATATTGAGCCAAATAAGAGACATTAAAATATCAATCTTTTTAGAATCAAACGAATTCTTCTTAATAAACTCGTTATAATCATCCAGCTGCTTTATTAGAAAGTAGTTGCATTTCAGATCAACAACAATACCGTTTCCGTGTTCTTCAACTGTAAATAATTTATTCGTTATATTCTTATGATTAAAGATTATATTATGTTTTAGCTTTGCTAGATCGTAATACATATCTCCGTACTGAACTTCTGAACCAAATTCGTGGCGCCAATCGATAAGGCTATAGGATCCATCTGGTTTCTTTATGATATTTTCCAGAATAAAATCTCCGTGAAATTGTGAAAATTCAGTTGTGCATAATGAATTAAAGTCAACACGAGCCAATAAATCTTGAATTGATCCTGTATTTATACCATTAATAGTTCTTACTTCAGTTGAAAGAAAAGGTAGATTATTGATACGATCAATTGTTTTTGTGTAATAAAATAAGGAACAAACTGATCTATACCTATAATCTATAACATTATTTGTCCACAGATTCTTTTTGGCCCAATCAAGTAGCTTTAATATTTCACCATATGAGTAATATTCAGATAAAACTGTTCCCTGTATTAGCTCCATACTGAAAAAATTATTCTTTGAATCGAGAATCTTAGGGCACAAAGGGTAGAGCGATTTTCCTCGCTGTACACGCTTTGTATTTACATCCGAGTCGTGAAAGAATTTAATAACACGATCATTAAAGAAACAAAGAGATTCATTATCTTTTTCAAGAATATCATAGCTTGATTTAAAATAGTTGCGTGCTTCACTGTACCTCTTCATATTACCAGTATCAAAATGCGTCGAGACAACTGAATATTTAAAATGATAAGAGTCTTGTACCATTTTTTGAATTGAATGAATATCACTTAGCGAACTATCAGATGGATTAGATAAGTAGATTACCTCAAGCTTGCTCCAGAAAATATCAAAATCTTTGAAGTATGCAATGCCAATGTAGATATAATCATTCTTTGGCTCTCCTTTTTTGTTCAAGCAGATTACATTATCTCCAGATGTGATAATTGTTGCATAGGATTGATAGTCGTTATTCTTTGCAACAAAAACGATGTTAGATGAAGTAAATGCAATCTTTTCTTGTAGAATTGTATCACAGCAGTGAAATACAAATGGCTTCTGAAGATAATCCTTAGCTTTTAGCATTGAATACCCCAGGCTTGAGCCAGGGCCTTCAAACTTGTCTACCTCTACAAAGATAAATGTACGCGTTGGGTACGCTAGAAGTAAAAAATCTTTAACAAGATTCCCTTTATGACCAAGTGTTATGATATATTCTGTGTCTTCATCATATTGTTCAATAATATAGCATATTGCAAGTTTATCTCCTAATTTTACTAAAGACTTATTAGTGTATTTAGTAAAATGATTTAGTCGAGACCCTGTTCCACTTGTGGTAATAAGAACGGTTAACATAAATAAGTGGCTACAGACTTAGTTTAAATACGCAACAAGAATAAATTATGTTATAAGTTTATCTGTAATTTTCAACCAATCAGGATCATTAGAACAGACTTGTAAATATCCTCCTTGTCTATGTGTTGCCATAGTAAACTCGCTCCGGTTATAATTAATTACATAATTTATAAGATTACTATGTACGAGTATAGCTCTATACACGTCTTCCCCGTACATTTTTGCTTGTTTATTAAATAGCGACTCAAAAGAATCAACCGCATTATAAAATCTTGATGCAAGTTGTGGAGGAATGATAGTAAATAAATCATTATATACAGATCTATTTTCATCCTGTAATACAGCGTGTATTTTTAGTTTGTTAAACTTAGATAGGTCAGGTACTCGAAGGAAAACGGAATCTGATCTCATATTTATTATGAAATCATACTGATTAATGTCAGATATTAGATTAAATGCTTTTTGTTTTGAAGTATACAATGATTTCATTATATACCATTCATTAGTAGATGATTCATCTTTAGTCATTGTATGTTCATATTCAACTTTTACAGGCTTGTATAATTCACGAAACTTAGTAATAGTATCTTTTGGAAATACATTTTTTGGTATCCAATGCGATACTATATAATTGTCCTCTTCATTTTCATTAAACCAAAAATGAGCATATATATCACAGTCGTATTTATCCAAGAAATGCTCTTTTATTGTATTGTATGTATGACTATCAAAAAATCTGGGCAACCCAGCCATAACAAGAGCAATCTTCATCTACCTTCTTTTTAAAATTATCTTTATATGCAAGGAAAAAGATAGAGCAGCAAGGAAATCGATTAAGTTGCAAAGAATCAGTAAGGAATCTGCAAGGAATCTATAATGAATCTGATTGAGCAGCAAGGAAATTCTAAGGAATCTGATTGAGCAGCAAGGAAATTCTAAGGAATCTGATTGAGCAGCAAGGAAATTCTAAGGAATCTGATTGAGCAGCAAGGAAATTCTAA